AGCCTGCTAAAAAGCCGTATAAGACCATTGAAATTAAATACGAAACCGAAGAAGACTACAACAATTTTGAAAAAACACTTGAGTTGAATAAGTTGAGAAAGCCTATTCTGGTTGATGAACAGGTTATAGGCAACATATTTCCGTACCGTGATATCTATAAATGTCCTAACTGTGGAAGGCAATTCAGAAACAACGGCTCATTGAATTACTGCTATAATTGTGGGCAGAGGTTGGATTGGTCAGATGAAATGGCGGTGAAAAAATAATGGCATTTCCTGAAAAGCTAAAAGCGTTAAGACTTGAAAATGGATTAACGCAAGATGAACTGGGTGAAAAGCTCTATTTGAGCAGGTCAAGCATCTCAAGTTATGAAATTGGAAAAAACGAGCCTACCATCGAAACCATAATTGCTGTGTCAGATTTATTTAATGTCACAGCAGACGAATTGTTGAAATGAGAAAGGAATAAAAAGATGATGCAAAAAAATAGAGTTGAGGTAATGCATTGTAATAAATGCGGTGCAGAATTAACATCAGATAACTGCAGAGAAGTATCGGTGTCGATACACCCTAATGTCAATTATGATATGGGATTTGCAATAAATTTTGTCTTTTGTGAAGATTGCTTTAAAAAGATTCTTGGCAACGAGGAGTATAATAATTTCGTTGAACGAGAAACAGTACACATTCAGAAACTTGAAAAAGAGTGGGAAAAGTGGGGAATGAATAATGAAGAATATCGAAATTCCGATAGCAAATGATTGCTTGAAGATTGAGCCAAACAAACACAGCGACACAGATTTAGCTTGGCTCACCGAATTAGCAGATAAGTTTACTGCGGAAGAGTTGCAGACAATGTATGACTCGATTAAAACACGCAGAGAGAAAGATGATGCGGAATTTTTTGTTGATAAGGCTGTTGAAAAGCAGATACCTATTTCCCCCTCAAATAAAGCCTATTGTCGCTCTTGCGGTTCTAAGCTTTTAGGAAGTGGAAATTATTGTTCAAATTGCGGACAAAAGCTGAATTGGAAAGGGCAAGAATTTGATTTACTTTTCGATGATTTGAGTGATGAATTGAGTTTGATTGAAATCGAAACATCCGTTCCAAAGGTGCTGATTTATCCGAATCTCATCTATTTCAAGGAGTAGAGGTAAATATAATGGGTAACAGAAAATCTATATCAAAGCATACAAGACTTAAAGTATATCAAAAATATAATGGTCATTGTGCTTATTGTGGTTGTCAGCTTGCATTAAAGGATATGCAGGTTGACCATATGTACAGCGTTTATTGGTATAACGGTGCGAACGATATTGAAAATTATAATCCTGCTTGCAGAATGTGTAATTTCTACAAATCAACAATGCCTATTGAAGATTTTAGAGAGCAGTTAGGAAAATTAACATCAAGACTTGAAAAGACTTTTATTTATCGTTTGGCTAAGAAATATGGGTTAATTCAGGAAGTTGAAAAACCTGTGAAATTTTATTTTGAAAAGGAGAATGAGATTGAATGAAATCAGTAATGAAAATTATGCTTGATGAAGGAGCAAAAATGCCTAAAAAGGCACACGCAACAGATGTTGGATATGACATCTTTTCGCCGATTGATGTGGTTGTGCCTGCTCACAGAAGTGTATTTATCGACAGCGGAGTACACATTCAGATTCCAATGGATATTGCAGGAGTGCTGATATCTAAGAGCGGATTAAATGTTAAACACGGTATTACCTCAACAGGATTGATTGACCCCGATTACACAGGTCCTATCGGTGTTAAGTTGTACAATAACAGCGGTACAGATTATAAAATCACAAAAGGAGATAAGATTAGTCAGATAATGTTTATTCCATATATAACAGCCTTTTTCAAGGTAGAAGATACCCTGGATGAAACAGAAAGAGGCGATGGTGGCTTTGGCTCAACAGGTAAATAACTGCTGTTATAACTGCTCAGAGAGGCATCTGAGATGTCACAGCAATTGTGAAAAGTACAAAGCATTCAAAGAGGATGTACGGAAGAAAAATAATTACATATGGGAGCATATTGAATCACAAAACGCTCTTGCAAGCAGTATTATAAGTCGCAATCGAAAGAAAAATCGCAGATAAATAAAAAGAGCATCTCGTTTTGGAGATGCTCTTTTTACTTTGCCATAGGAGGGTGAGAGTATTGCATTTATATCAAGAAGGAGTGGTTGAAAGGCAGGACGGACAGCCTGTTAATTGTTGCTGTGTTTCATGAACCCTTCAAAGTGAAACACACCGATAGATGGTGTTGTCGAATGCCCTGCCGAAGTCACGCAAACAAGTCATCGGACAACCTCTGTCCGTCCGAGTCATCAGAAGATGACAAACAATGAAAATCACAACAGGAAAAGGACTCCTGCTAATTTAATTATAACACATCTGTTTCAAAAAGTATATACTCAAAAGTTTATTCTTCAAGGTTAGTATTACAACCAAAAAAAGCACATAATGAAGTCACTCACAAGGTAATACAACGAAAGTGAAGTGATGAAATTGAATCCCGAAGTTATCGTGTCGCTTGTATCTCTTACAGGCACGGTTATTGGCTCTCTCTGCGGTGTGTTAGCAAGCAACCGAATATCAAACTATCGAATCGAACAGCTCGAAAAGAAAGTTGAAAAACATAACAATCTCATTGAGCGCACATATGCGATTGAACAGCACAATGCGGTTGTGGACGAAGAAATTAAGGTTGCCAATCATCGGATTGAAGACCTTGAAAAAAACAACGAAAGGAAAGAATGAAAATGAAAAAGATTTTTACCAAAGAATGGGCTAAGGCAACAGCCGTCAGAGCTATTAAGACTGTCGCACAGACTGCTGTTGCAACAATTGGCGTGTCTGCTGTGATGACGGATGTTAATTGGCTTGCGGTAGGCTCTGCAAGCCTTTTAGCAGGTGTGTTGTCGGTGCTCACATCGGTGGCAGGACTGCCCGAAGTATCAGAAAGCGAGGAATAACAATGAAAGTTACTGCTATTGATGTTAGCTATTGTCAAACAGGGGTTGACTACAACAAAGTTAAGAACAGCGGTATTGACGCCGTGATTATCCGTGCAGGATTTGGTAAAGAAACCTATCAGAAAGACTCTGAATTTGAAACGCATTACAGGAACGCTAAGAAGGCAGGTCTTGCGGTCGGTGTGTACTGGTATTCCTACGCTTACTCTGTTGCAGAGGCAAAGCAGGAGGCTAAGGTATGCCTTGCGTGCATTAAGGGTAAAACGCTTGAATTGCCTGTATATTATGACCTTGAGGAGAGCGGTCAGACAAGGCTCGGTATGTCGGCTCTGACAAACATTGCAATTGCTTTTTGCGATGCTATCAAATCGGGTGGTTACCGTGCAGGAGTGTACAGTAATCTCAATTGGCTCAACAATTATCTTGATTACGAAAAACTCCGCAACAAGTACAGTATTTGGCTTGCTCAGTGGTCAAGTTCTCCAAGCAAGGCTTGCGATATTTGGCAGAACGCAGACAACGGCAGAATCAACGGCATTAACGGCAATGTTGACACAGATGTTATTATCAACAACAACATAATCAAAAAATCAAGCATGGGAGATGAAGAAGAAATGATTAAATACGGCTCACATAACACGGCTACACTCGCATTCAAGAAGCAGTTGATTACACTCTACAATATGAAAATTATCAAAACGAAAGTTGACAATTCAAACGGTTTTGGTGACGGTACGCTAAAGGCGGTCAAAGAGGCACAGAAAGCAGGTAATATCACAGCTAACGGCGTTGTAAATGAAAAAACAGTCAATGTTATCTATCATCTCATCAATGATTGCAATTGGGCTAAAGATAAGAAAATTGCCAACGCAAAAAAGGCTCTGTCATAATTGACAGATGTCCAAAGATGCTGTATAATATGAAACACGGAAGTTTGTTTTTTTAATTTCTACTGTGGTAGATTAGTTTTTTTATCCTTTCTTCCGTATAGATGACCTCGCTTATGTCATAGTGTGCGAGGTCATCTTGCTTGACTATCAACACGCAAAAAGTGCGTGCTGTTTTTTTAATTGTCTTCATAATTTCCTATTCATATATATTTACTACCTATGCAGGAAAGGCACACCATAAACGGTGTGCCTTTTTTGTTTTTTTATGACTGTTCTGCTGACTGTTCTGCAATTTGCAGGAGTTTTTCAATAACTAACTTTTCGACATAAATCGGTGGGTTATGTTTTCCCGACTCCCAATCTTGCACAGTACGATACGGAATAAGCAATAAATCTGTCATTGCTCGCTGTGTCAAGCCTGCCTTAATGCGTGCCTCTTTTATTGTCATCGACCTTATCAACTCCTTTCATATAACCATGTCACTCTGCGATTTCTTAACATTCGATTTCATTAACTTTTGCGAAAGATTCACCAAACTTTTCATAATGCTTTTTTTCATATTCAGTGAAAAATTCTTGATTTTCGCATAGTGCAGGCTGTGCATCCAGTTCTTCTCTGATTTCGTCATCCATATAAGTTTCGGCAAGTTCAAAATCAACCGCTTTTCCGCTTTCGCTTAAAACATAGCCGTCAAGCATGGCAACATAAACATCTATGATTTCCATTCCGTCAGGGTCAAGCTCTTCACCGTCATCATCAAAGTTGATTTCTCTGATTCTTAATTCATCTGTTTCAATTTTTCTGCCATGCTGTTTTGATGTGCATTTTTCCTTGTTCGCATTGAAGATTTCCTTTGCCTCTTCAAGAGTTGAAACACTTGCAATTTCTTCAAAAAATTCACCATATTTCTGCAATGCGATTTGTTCTTCGATTTCACTTTGCGAGAGATAACCGCCGTGTGTTCTGATTTCAATTCCTTTTTCAATTTCGATGATGTAATTTGTTTTCATAGTGTTTTTTTCTCCTTTTTTGTCTGTGGGTGTTGCCCTGTGTTTTGATTTGTTGATTATAATATACTACACGGATTTCGTGTTGTCAACACTTTTTTGAAAAAACTTAAAATTTTTTCGGGTGGGATAGGGTTGATAGGCTCAGCCCTTCAAAAGCCGTTTAGATTATTCACACCTCTCTAATAAAAAATGTGAAGTTTCATTCTTGCTCATAATACGGATACGGGGATGCCAATAAATAGTGCCTTCAAGGTCAAGGTATAATTCTATACCTTGAATTCCTCTTGTGTCTACAAAGGGTAATCCGTTATTATTCTCGTATTTACAGGATATCCTATTAGTATGTTTCATCAAATTTTTGAAGAAACTTAAAACTTCTCGTCCAGTACCTACATATACAGTTTCTGTATATATAGACTCGCACATTTCCATCTTTTGAATTTCAAACTTTTTCATTGTTATTCTCCTTGTATGCTCTCAATGTGTCTTTAATCTTGTTCTGTACGCTTTTAGGCAATTCGTTAAACTGTTTCATTGTTGTTTCTCCTTTTGTTTTATTGAGGTCTTGCCCTCTGTTGTGACTTTATGATAACACGAATTTCGTGCCTTGTCAATAGTTTTTTTGAATTTTTTGAAAAAATATTTTTTCGTTGTCTGTTCGCTGTCCGTTCGCTGTGTGCGGTTAGCGAATTTTTTTTTGCTTATATAGTATTTAATTTAAACATTATAGTGCAAAAGAGGTGTGACAATGTCATCAAATAAATATCCGTGGACTGAAATAGAGCAAGAGTACATTAACGGCTTAGAGCAGTTTGAAATCCGCAAGAAATATGGTATGGCAGAGTCAACCCTGCGTAGGCATATAGATGAGTACGGTCTGCGTGAAAAAAGACAAAAAGTGACACAAAATGTCTACAAAAAAGCTACTGAACAAATTGAAAAACAAAAAGTCAATAAAATGACAAAACTTATTAAAGCCTCAGATAAGATGGATGACTTAATTCTTGATTTTTTGCGGAGAGAGGGCGATGAGTCAAACGGCTATGATGTCATTCCACCGATGCAGACCAAAGACCTGCAAAGTTTGTCAAGAGCGTTGAAAGATGCCGTAGAGGTTAAACAGAGTCTACACGGCATTATCGGAAGACTTGAGGCTGAAAGGCTCGCACTTGAGCGTGAACGGCTTGCACTCGAGCGTGAGAGGCTCAAAGCACAGCAGGACAAGGACAACATAGAGCCGACTATGTTCGCTCTTTCAGATGAGGCAGAGAGGTACGCAGAATGACAAAGATTAACTATTTAGGTGTACCAAATGATAAGCAAAGACAATTCTTGCTTGCAAAGCAGAAATATGTTGCGTATGGTGGAGCGAGAGGCGGAGGTAAGTCATTTGCTGTTCGACTCAAGACCAAATTGTTATGTGTTAGATATGCAGGAATTAAGATACTTATTGTGCGTAGAACTTACCCCGAATTACTCAACAACCACATTAACACGCTTAGGGCAGAACTGGCAGGAATTGCGAGATACAACACACAGGACAAGATTTTTACATTTCCGAACGGCTCAACAATAAAATTTGGCTATTGTAAAAATGATGCTGACCTTCAACAGTATCAGGGAGCTGAATTTGATGTAATCTTCATTGATGAGGCTTGTCTGCTCTCAGAACACCAAATCAAGGCTATTACGGCTTGCTTGCGAGGTGTAAATGATTACCCTAAGAGAATTTATTATACTTTGAACCCAGGCGGTCAGAGTCACGGTTATTTCAAACGGTTGTTCATTGACCGCAAATTTGGTCAGTATGAACAACCTGACGATTACTGCTTTATTCAGAGCCTTGTAACGGATAATAAGGCATTAATGGAAAGTCAGCCCGAATACATACAACAGCTCGAGGCATTGCCCCCAAAACTTCGTGATGCTTGGCTATATGGTAGATGGGATGTGTTCGAGGGAATGTTCTTCGAGGATTTCCGCACAGAGGTTGATGTTGCGGAGGCTCACAAGCTCGGTCTTTCTCCTGAGGGTGCTCTCAAATACGGCAGATACACAAATGTGATAGAGCCGTTCGATATTCCGCAGGAATGGCGAGTGTATAGAGCGTATGACTTCGGTTACGGTAAGCCGTTTGCAATGCTGTACATAGCTGTAGACTATGACGGACGAGCGTATGTTATTGACGAGTATTACGGATGTACCGCAACACCGAATGAAGGAGTTAAATGGCAACCGTATAAGCAGTTTGAAATGTTGTCGGAATACGAACACACACAGCCACAGCTTGCAGGTCGGGATATTCAAGGAGTGGCAGACCCAGCAATTTGGGACGGCTCACGAGGCGAGTCGGTCAACGATGTTGCAGAAAAATACGGTATTTACTTCGACAAAGGACAGAATGACCGTATCGCAGGATGGATGCAGATGCATTATCGTTTTGCTTTTAATGAGGTCGGCAAGCCGATGCTCTATGTATTCAGCAATTGCAAGCACACGATAAGGACTCTGCCTCTGCTGATGTTTGACGAAACAAAAAAAGAGGACTTAGACACAAGCCAAGAAGACCACATTGCTGATGCGTTGCGGTATTGGTGTATGTCCAGGCCGATAGCTCCTGCACGCAAGATTGAACCGAAGATACCACAGCCGAATCCGCTGTCGGAAGATAACGAAAGGAAGAATTACTTATGGCATTAAGACGAAAAAAAAGACGAGAAGAAAAGGAACGCAGACAGGCAGAACAGCAGACAGAACTGCAGAGAACGCAGTCTGCTCCCGACAATCGCATCTTGTGGACTCAAGACGAGCGGAATCAGCTTGAACATATGCAGAACGGTTCAGAATTGCCACAGGACAGCACAACAGCAGAGCAGACAACGCAGATGTCATCAGATGATAACGCACCTACACAAGGCATTGTAGGCGGTACTACAACAGAGTCAAAAGCCGTGTTGAATCCTGTGATAACTGAGCGTACAGTCTTACAGGCATATGACCGATTAATGCGGTACAAGACCTACAAGACAAGCCTTGATAGGCGAATTAAAGCGAATGAAGATTACTGGAAACTCCGCCAGTGGGATTACTATGACCACAACGGCAACAAGAAAAAAGGTGACAACGAGGTCGCAACAGCTTGGCTGTGGAACTGCATTGCATCTAAGCACGCAGACTTGATGGACGGTTATCCCGAATCAAACATCCGACCTAAGCGTGAAGATGATGTGCAGGAAGCTGAAAAGCTCAAGAGCATCTTACCTGTTATCTTTGAAGAAAACGATTACGAAAACACTTACTCAGAACTTGCCAATTACATACTCAAACAAGGTGTTTGTTGTGCAGGTGTCTTTTGGGATGGTACAAAACACGATGGACTCGGTGACATATCAGTCGAGAAAATCGACATACTCAATCTGTTTTGGGAGAGCGGTGTGACCGATATACAGGATAGCAAAGAGGTGTTTCACACTTCGCTCGTGGATAATGAATCGCTTGTCAAGCAATATCCACAGCTTGAAGGAAAGCTCAACAGCCACAAGGTTATATCAGACCAGTATCGTACAGATGATGCTATCGACACAGACGGTAAGACAACCGTTGTAGATTGGTTCTACAAGGTATCTGACAGCAACGGCAATCAGGTCTTGCATTATTGTAAGTTTGTAGAGGGTACTGTACTCTTTGCAACCGAAAATGATGCCGAAAACTATCCAAATGGTTGGTATGACCACGGACTCTATCCCTTTGTTGTTACTCCGTTATTCCCTGTTGAGGGCAGTATTGCAGGATACGGCTATACTGACATTGGCAGAGGTGACCAACACGCTATTGATGTATTGACACAGGCTATGCTTACCAATGCGAGAGTAACAAGCAAGCCGAGATATTTCATCAAGACCAACGGAGCGGTCAACGAGGCTGAATTTGCTGACTGGAGCAAAGATTTTGTACACACAACAAGCAGTCTTAACAATGACTCAATTCTGCCGATTACAACCTCACCAGTACCGACATTTGTTGTCAATATGAGGGAAAACCTCATAGCTGAGATGAAGGAAACACTTGGTAACCGTGATGTGAACAATGGCGGTAGTACATCAGGAGTCACCGCCGCATCGGCTATTGCGACTATGCAAGAGCAGAGCGGTAAGATGAGCCGTACACATAACAAGATTATGTACACGATGCACCGCAAAATCACAAATATGGTCATTGAATTAATCCGACAGTTTTATGATGTACTCAGGGAATACCGCATCACAGGAAAATACGGACAAGAAAAATTCGTTCAGTACAACAATGCAGGACTCAAGCCACAGAAACAGCCAAGCATTCTCGGTAGAGATATGGGACTCAGACTGCCTTGCTTTGATATAGAAGTAACCGCACAGAAAGCCTCACCATACACAAAAATGGAACAGAACGAACTTGCGATACAGTTGTACAACCTCGGTGTGTTCGCTCCTCAGAATGTTGATATGGCACTTATGCTGTTACAGACAATGGACTTTGCACACAAGGATGAAATCATACAGATGATAATGCAAAACGGCACGATGTTTGATAAATATCAGCAGTTACAAAAGATTGCGTTCAACCTTGCACAGCAGGTAGATATGCAGAATGGCACGCAGATGGCTGAACAGCTTGCACAGGCAATTCTTGTAGAGAACGGAAACAATTCCGAAGAACCGAGCGGTAATCTCTCTGTTGATGGCATTACAACAGACGATACATCCGAAAAGTCATTTATTAAAAATGCAAGGGAAAAAGCACAGGCATCAACTCAGGTTAATCAGTAAGGAGAATACTATATGCTTAAAGTTAAAGTCGATATTAAGAATTACACCGTAACAATGAGAGGTCACGCAGATTTCGCCGAAAATGGCAAGGACATTGTGTGTGCAGGAGCATCAACACTCTTGTACACACTTGCAAACACGCTTGAGGAATTCCGCACAGCTATGACAGAATCGCCGTCATTTACCATCAATGGCGAGGGTGAGAAACAGCGTGTTACATACAGATGCAAGCCTAATGAGGAATACGAGCCTAATGTGCAGTTAGTTTTTATGACTGTTACAACAGGCTTTAATCTGCTTGCTAAAAACTATCCCGATAACATTAAGCTGACCGTTATCTGATTTTCTCCCAACTCTCTCCCAAAGGTTTCTAAGCACCCATAATTGGGTGCTTTTTTTATGCTCAAAATAACATTTTGCTGATGACCGCAAAATGTTCAATTTGTAAAAATGGGTGTTTTTTACGAATTGCAAAATTTTTTATCGTTTTGAAATTGATGGTTGGAGGTGTTTGGTCTTGCAATGATAAATTGTGAACATAGGCTCGTGACCTTAACCACAGACTTTATATGGAAGGAGATAGCAATGATTAAGACTATCTCAACAGCCGTTGTTACTGAACTTATGTTCCGTTGTTTCAACATTCAGCTTTTCGCTGACGGTGGCGGTGGTGCATCTGCAGGTGCATCCGCAGGAGCAGGAACAGGCGAAGGCTCAACAGGCTTAGCAGGAGAAACAACAAGCACATCGCTCCCTGCCGATGGCAAAGGCTCTGCACCGAAGATTGTTTACGGCAAGCAGAGTGCAGGCAACACCGAAGTGGGTGCTGTTCCCGAAGAAAAGCCGAAAATGACTTTTGCTGAACTCGTCAAGTCTGACGAGTGGAAAGACGATGCCCAGAAGTATATGGACAAAGCCTTTTCAAAGAGATTCAAGGAGCAGGAGTCGCTCAAGGCTGAAAACGCAAGAATGCGTGACATCCTCAACATAGCTAATGTCAGATACGGTCTTGATTCCGAATCAGAAAGCTTTCTCGATGACCTCAGCAACAGTATTCAGAACGATACGAAACTGTATGAAGATGAGGCACTTGAGGCAGGATTGCCTGTTGAAGAGTATGTCAAAGTCAAGAAAGCAGAGAGAATCCTCGAAAACAACAAGCGTGAACAGGCAGACAAAGAAAGACAGGCATTCATTAACGAACATTGCAGAAACCTTGTGAGTCAGTCGGATGCAATGAGAGAACAGTTTCCGTCTTTCGACCTTGAAACAGAGATGAGTAATCCTCAGTTTCGCAAGCTCGTTGACCCACAGGAATTAGGCGGTATTGGTCTTTCGGTAGACAACGCTTACCGTGTGATTCACTACAAGGACATTCTCAACGCTACAGTAAACAATGCGGTCAATCAGACAGCTATCAATACTGCAAATGCAGTCAAAGCTAACAAAGAAAGACCGAGGGAAAACGGTATGAATCACCGTGCATCCGTTATTGTGAAGGATGACCCATCACAGTTTACTCTTGATGACTTCAAGCGTATCAAGGAACAGTTTATCAGAACAGGTGTTGCTCCAAAATTCTAACAATAAAGGAGCATTATTATGTCTAATATTATGTACAATCTTATTCTTCAGCTTTTCGCTGATGAAACCACATTGAACGCAAACAAAACATCCGCAAGTGGAATGTCCCCGACAATGAAGACATTCTATGACACTTCCCTTCTTGAGAATGCAAGAGCAGAACTTATTTTCAATCAGTTTGGCGACAAGCAGAAGATTCACGGTAATAAGTGCGAATGGCGTAAATTCAACACATTCCCGAAGGCTCTCACTCCAATTACCGAAGGTGTTACACCGACAGGACAGGCTTTCGGTATGACGAAGATTGAAGGTACAACATCACAGCACGGCGATTACACAACAATCACAGACAGACTTGAATATGAGGCATATGACCCGATTATTCAGGGCTGTACAGAAGAGATGGGTGCATCGGCAGGTGCGACTATGGACACACTCACGAGAAATGTCCTCATTGCAGGTAACTCTGTTATGTACTGTCCGAAGAAGGACGGTACAGTGATTTCAACAAGAGATACACTCACAGCGGATTGTGTTCTCACTCCTGCAGTTGTAAAAAAGGCTGTTACTTGGCTCAAGAAAAACAAAGCACCGAAGATTAACGGTAGCTATGTATGTCTTATTCATCCCTCGGTCGCTCATGACCTTACAGAGTCTGACGAGTGGAAAGAGTACCACAAGTACAATGACACAGCACCGATTTTTAAGGGCGAAATCGGCGAACTTCACGGTTGCCGTTTCGTTGAATCAACGGAATGTAAGATTCATGCACACAACAAACTCGGCATTGCTACATATGACACACTTTTCCTCGGTGCAAAGGCTTTCGGCATCATTGAACCTGAGAACGAGTCAATGCATATGATTATCAAGGATAAGTCGGAAATCGGCGGTCCTCTCGAACTCTATAGCACAGTCGGCTACAAATTTAGTCACGGTGCGAAGATTCTTTACGAAGAGAGAATTCTCCGTGTTGAGTCAGGTTCTTCTTACTCATCTGTTGATGAAGAAAACTGATAAGGAGATTATCTATGGCTACAAATTCAAATAAGAATGCAGGTCTTACAGGCAAGAAAGTTACTGTTATTCTTCCTCGTGACCCTCAGATTGAGGGTGACGGAGCAGAACAGGAATTCTTTTCGGTCAACGGTCACAATATTCTTGTGCAGACCGATGTACCTGTCGAAGTAGATGAAATCTTTGCTGAGGTTATCAACAATAAGGCAAAGGCTCGCACACAGGCGAGGGAATTCATCAAAAAGATGGCATTCAAAGACAGCAAGCCGATGGCTTGATTATGAGATTAAGAGGCGGTTTTTCCGCCTCTTTTTTGTTTTTAAGGAGATGAAAATATGGACTACATTACAATAGCTGATGCAATTGATATGATTGATGCAACAGTACCAAACAACCGCACGGAAGATGAAAAGATTGCTTGGCTTGACTCTCTCGACAGAATGGTTAAGAATGAAGTCTTCGACACGCACGAAGGTTATGAAGATACAGACTTCATCGGATATGACGAGAATACATCACGCAATCAGCCGTTACTGATTCCGAAACCGTATGCAGTAGAGATTTACAAAGCATTCCTTGAACTTCAAATACACCTTGTCAACAAGGAGTATGACAGATACAATGCATCCTCAGCACAGTACAGCAACCATTATGACTCTTTTGTCAATTGGTGGCATTGCAACCATATGCCGAAAGAGATTGCTCACATTACATTTTAGGCGGTGATACTATGGCTTTCAATTTTCCACAGCTTGATTCATCCTCTGCACAGCGAGAGTTTCAGGAGCAGTTCGCAGGATATAACCACAACATCCGCATCGGTGACACGGAATTCTATGATATGCAGAATATGACAGGCAATTACTATCCTGTGTTGTCACCAAGAGATAAAAGAGGTATTGTACAACAGTTTACCAAACCAAAATGCATGGCAAGCCGTGATAACCTCTGCTACATTGACGGTATGTATTTATACATTGACGGCGAAAAGGTTGACCATATTATTTTGACGGACACAGATAAAGCAATGGTGTCGATGGGTGCATACCTTGTTATTTTTCCTGACAAGGTCTTCATTAATACGGAAGATACATCCGACTGGGGATATCTTGATAACACGATTGAGATAGCAACAGAGGTCAACAATGTTGTATATACAATGTGTACGCAAGATGGCACTAAGTATCAATACCAAAACCCAAAAGGCGAAAACTATGTATATGTAGGTGATGAGTCACCTAATGTCGGTGAGAAGGAAACAGTCGCAAACGGATATAAATGGCTTGACACAAGCGGTGACACGCACTATTTGAAGGTATGGAACTCCAACACACGGATGTGGTCATCTCTTTCAACAACCTATGTGCGTATTGAGTCAACAGGCATTGGTAAAGGTTTCAAGGAAGGTGATGCCGTAACAATCAGCGGTTGTGACTCTTCCTCATCCTCGGGAAGTGACAAAATCAAAGAACAGATTGATGCTCTTAACACTTCAATGCTCATTAAATCTATTGACGAGAAGGAAAACTGGATTGTAGTTACTGCAATACTTGATAATGTTGTCACTCAGTCTACAGGTACAGTCAAGCTTGAGCGTGTTGCTCCGATTATGGACTTCGTTATCGAATCAAACAACCGTCTGTGGGGATGCCGTTACGGTCTTAATAACAAGGGGAAAATCGTCAATGAAATATATGCTTGCAAGCAGGGTGACTTCAAAAACTGGTTTGTATATGCAGGTATATCAACAGACTCATATGCCGTTTCTGTCGGCTCAGACGGAGCGTGGACAGGTGCAATTGCTTACGGTAGTTATTTACTATTCTTCAAAGAAAATTGCATACACAAGGTTTACGGCTCAATGCCGAGTAATTATCAGGTCATTGAGCAGAAAGTAAGAGGTGTTCAGAAGGGTTCATCAAAGAGTCTTTGCATACTCAATGAAACTCTGTTCTATAAATCCGCAACAGATGTCTGTTACTACGATGGTTCGTTGCCGACAAGCATATCAAATCCTCTCGGTGCGGTTAGCTATAGAAACGCTGTCAGCGGTAGTATTGGTAATAGATATTATATCTGTATGCAGGACACAAGCGGTGTATGGACTCTCTTCGTTTATGATATTACTACTGGAATGTGGCACAAGGAAGATAACATTCACATCAAAGAATTTTGCAAAGTTAAGACAGACCTTTATTTCATCGATGCTGACAGTTATCAGCTTATGACCACAACAGGCAGAGGTACAGCAGAAAATGACTTTGAATGGCACGCAGAAACAGGCTCTATAGGCTACTCCTACTCCGATAACAAGTATGTAGGGAGAATGTTGCTCAGAGTTCAAAAACCGATTACAAGCCAAATTAGAGTGCGTATTCGCTATGATGATTCAAACCATTGGGAAACAGTTTCATCAATTGGCGGTCACGGAACAAAATCGTATAGCATACCTGTCCTACCTCGCAGATGTGACCACTTTGCAATTCGTATTGAAGGAAAAGGTACTTGCAAAATTTATTCGATTTCAAAGGTATTGGAGATTGGAAGTGATGTTTAGTGAATTTTATTGATTTGCCAAATATTGGCAATGGTACAGCCGAGGAACAGCTTGCACAGATACGCAGTTACATATACCGTAATAATGAGCAGTTAAACGCAACGCTTGCCAACCTCTCAGTAGATAAAATGTGGGAGCAGACAGCATCGGCTCTGTCTGCATCCAATAGCGATATCGTAGAGGTCAACAAAGACCTTATGAGCCGTTACGCTACCATCCGTGACCTTGTAATTAAGACAGCAGATGTAGTGATACAGTCAGACGAAAAATTCACATCGCAGATGAATGGTAATTATGTTGCTATATCTGACTTTGGAAAATATCTTCGTGACACAACGCTCGACATTTCAGGCAGTAGTGTAGGAATTGAATATTTATACAATTATGCATCACAGCTTGAAACAGACCTTGATAATTACAAAGTCAATCAGACTTCGTATATCAAGCAAGGTTTACTTGATGAAAGCGGAGCAAGTCCGATATACGGTGTTGAAGTCGGTTTGCTCTCGGATTCCTTCGAGTATAACGGCAAGGTTATCGATACACGGTCAAATCTCAAGACAAGAATTACACCAACTGAGATGTCTTGGTGGGCAGAAAATAAGAAACTTTTTTATCTCGACAAAGACTCAGTATATTTCCCTTATGCAAAAATAACTGGCGGTAGTATCAATATCGGTAACGGTACATTTACCGTTGACAATTTCGGTAATATCAATGCAACATCGGGTACAATCGGTGGACTGGATATTACTGCTCTTACAGATATGGCAATGGGTATTGATATCCGCCCGAATGCTACGCTTGTCAGAAAGACAGCTACAGAAGGATACAGTGTGCCGAACATTTCTGTAACACTTTCGTCAAGGAATGTCGAGGTTGCATCAACAAGGTGGTACACCTCGAATGACGGTGAAGTGTGGACAGAGTACACTCAAACCGCAATGAAAACAAATATGATAATTTCATCTGCAACAGCTTTCAAAAATTCATCTGTACTGTATGTAAAAGCCGAGTCAAAAGACTCAGCGGATAAAACATACATAGCTGTTTGCTCAATTGGTTGTGTATCGGACGGAGAGGACGGTACTTCTGTTAAAATTCTCGGCACAGCATATAAAAAGAATGAAGATTATCAAATTGGCATTCCTTATGACTTGTATTTTGACTCTGAGTGTAAAAACATTATCAACAAGACAACAACAACGCTGAATAATGGCGATACTTACCTTGTAAAAGGTTATTTGTTTGTGTGGAACAATAAAAACGGTGCTTTTATTTGCACGGGTGAAATCAAAGGTAAAGACGGTAAAGATGGCATAGATGCACAGGCTTATGAAATCTATACTGATGTATCATCAGTCAACAAAAACATTCTCGGTACATCTTGTACACCGTCAACAATCAACATTGAGTTTCGTCAGAACTCAGGCGGTAATACACAGCTTGTAACTGCAAGTGAAATACGAGTATGGAGAATAAACGGCAACAAATCTGTATTCTACAAGTCACAGAAAAATACAAATAATTTCTCTCTTTCGCTGTCGGGAGAGTTCAACGCATATATAGCGACTTGCACGGCTATCAAAATTGAAGTCGGTTACAACAACAAAGTCTACACAAAGACAATTCCAATGATTGTATCGGCAGAAGAAATCAAAGCTTGGGCTAAAGTAGAAAACGGTCAGACGGTTATTGATGGTTCAAAAATCTACACAGGCTCTATCACAGCCGAGAAGATAGATGTTGCATACCGCAACACGCTTGCAACAGGGGAACAGCTTACAACTGCTATCTCAAATGTTAATGACTCAATATCTGCTTGGGCAAGCAAGACCGACTCAAACACTAAAGATATTGCTAATTTAACCGTTAAATCAAATGAAATTTCGTCAACCGTAGCAAATAAAACAAGCACAAGTGCAATTCAAACGATTATCAAGCAATCGGCAACAGAGGTTGAATTTGCTTGGAGTGAATCGAAACTCGGCAAAGTAATCAAACTCGAAAACGGCGATATTAACTTTTATCACCTCGGACGAAAAATGTCGAGTGTATCATTGGACGGACAAGCGTTTTATCGTGACGGTCTTGCAGTCGGCTATATCGGTGCAGGACAATGGATAACATCATCAACTACTAAAGGCTTAGGTATAAGACTTAATGAGGCTTACGGCAAATATATAACATTTGGTTATCAAAATGGCAATGCTTATGATGTACAATTAGCTTTTGCAACCAACAATGCAATTGGAAACGATAACAAAGGTATATTTTGCTACGCTAATCTTTTTGGCGGTAACACATTCAACAGCGGTTGGAGTACAATCCGTAGATTTTGGCTGAGAGATGTTTCTGTCGAAATGGGATTGCGTACAAAAGACAGCCGAAATGGTAAGTTGTATAACACAGTTACGGCAGATATACCGTACATTCAAACAATAAAGTCAGGGAGCAACGGCTCAATCAGTTGGACTTACAGCACACTCAAAGTGGTTAATGGACTTATAACAGGTTATTAAAAGGAGAAATCATAATGGACGAAAATATCACAAAAACAGCAGATGAAACCACAAGCACACTGCCAATAGTTCCCGAATCGGTGTTGATTATGGATTTACGGAACAAATTATATCAGCTTGCAAATCATCCTAATCTCTCACCGACAGTTATTGAAATGGCTTTTGGCGAAGTGTACAAGTCTGTGCAGAACAAGGCATTAACAACTGTACAGGCAGAGTATGAGAATTACCGCAAGCGAGTCGATGAATTTGAAAAAGAACAGAACCCGAAAGGAGATTAAAGCATATGGCATATGTATATCAAAAATACAACCAGTCATCGAATGCAACAAATTATCAGAACCGACAGGACGATGCAACAAACCGATATAACGATTTTGCTCAGACAGGCTACACAACAGGAGCAGGTGGTTTTGGCGGTCAGATAAATTCTGCACAGGCTAAACTTAATCAGTTATACGGTAACAACAATCTCTCACAGCAGTTTAAGTACGGCAATCAGGGAGCATACAACAAGGCGATGAACGCTGTTGCCAACCGTAAACCATTTTCCTATGACCTCTCAAATGATACGCTTTTTCAACAGGCGAAAGAGCAGTATCAGAATATGGGCAAGGTTGCAATGGCTGATACAGTAGGTCAGGCATCTGCGATGACAGGCGGTTACGGCAACAGTTACGCAACAACTGCAGGCTCGCAGGCTTATCAGGGCTATCTGCAACAGCTTAACAATGACATTGGTAATTATTACAGTATGGCATTAAGCGGTTTCAATGCCGAAACAGATAGACTTAATAACATTTACAATATGTACGCTCAGGACAGAAGTCAACAGCAGAATGAGTGGTCTAACAACTGGAATGTTTACAACAATCTGTACGGCTTGTATCAGAGCGAACTGCAGAACGCACAGAGTAATGACCTCAACGCTTGGGGGCAGAAAGGTACAAACCTTTACAACTCTGCTAATCTTGCAACAAATCAGTACGGTACTGCATCAAGCAATGATATCGACACTTGGAAACAGGGCGAAACATTGCGTGCGGAACAGGCACAGCAGGAAGAAACCGAAAGAGCAAACCGTATTGAAGAGGCATACAAGAATGCACAGCTTGCAGAACAGATTAGAGCGAACAAAGCCGAAGAGGCTTACAGACAGTCTGCACTTGCTGAAACAATTCGCAACAACAAAGCAACAGAAAAAATCAATACATACAAGGCTCAAAACTCGTCATCATCTAAAAAAAGTGCTGAGTCTTGGTATAATGTAAACGCAAAATCAACAAGCAACAAAACAACCTCTGCATACATTCAGAAGATTGACAGTGAGGCACAGTCTTTGCAGTACAGTAAATACGGCGGTGATTACACAAAAGCAATCAACAATGTGCTTGAAAAGTATATGGATAAAGCACTTACTAATCACACTCTTTCGAGTGGTGAGATTAACTATATCACTAAATATTATGGTGCTTCCGACCTTGCAAAAGAGCTTAAAAGAACGCAAAAATCTTCTACTAAATAAGGAGAAAATTTATGACTTTTCGTGATTTACTCAAAAAGAAAAATAATGATAATGACTCTCAATCGACAAGTTCGGTTGAGAGTTCTTCCGCAACTATTGACGATACACAAAGCAAAAATAAAACAATGAGAAGTACACTCGGACAGAGTGATAGAGCAAACAATAAATCAATGCTTGACTATCTTCGTACACAAGAGGCGGTTGGTCAGGAAGAAGAGGAACAGACTGACACAGCACAAGCCTCAGCAGGTGTTGATATTATGTCAAGGTACTATAATTCATCTCAGCTTGCAAACAAAAACGCACAAAATGAATTGAGTAAAAGCACCTTTGACTCAATGAAAAATAAGGTTGATAATATTGCAAAGTATTATAACGGCTCAAATAAGTTATCTGATGATATGGTGTCAGCTTATAAAACTTTATCAGATAACGGTTATAAAAGCCTTGAAGAAGTCGAGGAAAATATACTTGACGGTGATTTACCAAAAGATGTTACAAGTGCTTACAAGTATATTACTGACAATCTTAATAAAATTTCATCTACTGACCAACAGTCAACCGATACTCTTGGTGCGTTAGCAAAACAGTATGTAGCTAAACACGGCTATACAGAGGACACGGAAGATTATCAAGCTTATATTCAAAACGCAGAAGATACTGAAAACTACTATAAAAATTCAGCAAAAGAAATTCAAAATGCAATGTCGGATTTTGACACCGAACAAGATTACAACCTCGCTGTTGCACAGGCAGAAGAGAATGCCAAAACTTCTGATGATTTACAGAAAGAATATGACAAGAAGAAAGCCGAGTATGATAGCACTTGGGGCGATTTCAACAAAGAATATGCCGAAATTGGCGGTAGTTACAATAACAATCCTTTCACCACACAGGGTAAAAATGCAAACAAAAAATTGCAAGAACGCACCAATCAAAGAGCCGAACTCGGTGAACTGCAGAGAAAAATTGACCAAAAAAAGGAACTTGAAAACGAAAAGAAATACTATACTGATTTTCGTAAACAAAATCCCGAAGTGGCAAAAACTCTTGATGCTTACTACGATATGCAGTCATATGAAGAGGAACACTCAAAAGATGCATTGGATACATATGACAGAGAGGAATTAAAAGAGAAACTCAAAAAAGGTAAACTGCCGACAGATTCCTTATATACCGATGAAGAGAAAAAAGCCATCGAAACTAACTTTAATTCGCTTAAAACTCTCGATGGTTGGAATGTTGACCAAATTTATAAATACTACAAGCGAGCCAAAGACAGAGAAAAAGCCGAGAAAGAAAATGAAAATATTAAAAATTTTGCTGATAAACACCCGATTGCAAGTACGGCTATAAGTACGCTTAATATGATTCCGTCAGCTTTTGAATCCTCACCAAAGCAAGTCGCATCCAATATTGATAAATGGACAGGCGGTGACGGATATTATAATCCTGAGGAATCTGCCGTGTACCAAAACAATTTACTGCAACAAGAAGTCGCAAGTAATATAGATAATCCGTTAGGAAGATTGGCTTACCAACAGGGAGTCAGCCTTATTGATAACGCTATTCGTATGGGTATCGCATATGCAAATCCTGCTGTCGGATTATCTATGATGGGTGCGGAAGTAGCAACACAGGGATTTAATGATACTGTTGAAAATGGCGGTTCAGTAGAACAGGCTCTTGCCACAGGTCTTGCTTACGCAGGTGTTGAAGTGCTTACCGAAGGGGTATCACTTGGTAAACTAAAAGCTTTTAAAAATGGCGGTGTAAAGGAATTCAAGAGCATTTTAAAGAATGCAGGAAAGCAGATTTTGACCGAGGCATCGGAAGAAGTATCTGCAACGCTCCTTGATAGTGTAGCAGATGAAATCATTAACGGTAGCTTATCTCAGCTCGAGACAGAGTATGACAGATACATTGACAGCGGTATGTCTGAAACTGAGGCAGGACAGGCAGTAATGCTGAATTACGGTGGTCAGATTATACAGGATGCAATTGGTGGTGCGTTGATGGGCGGAATTTCGGGTACTGCCGTCAATACATCTCAGTACCGAAGAAATATTAAGGCAGGAAAATCTATATCCTCTCTTGATAACATAGACACAGTTAAGAATCTTGCAAAGCATTACGGTCTTAATGACAGCGTTACCGATTACGAAAGCAATCCGACTGATGCAAGACTCGGTGCTTTGCGAAGTGAAGCATACGAAAAAGCAACAGAAAGTATGCCATCGGAAAAGGAACTTAAAAAAGTCATCAAAAAAGCAAACCTCGCATCGGATAAAAATGTTATTGCAAACAAACTTACAAACGGCGAAAACTTGACCGATGATGACCTCGAAAAAATCAAAAAGTCTGAAAATTTGAAATCACTTCTTGCAAATGATGTTGTAAATCAGGCAAAAAGTGCAAGACTTAATCAGCAGACTGCATTGCTTTCCGCAGACACAAAACTATTCACCCCGAGCCTCATTGAATTTAACGCTGAGAAAAGTGATGCTGATGCAAATCTTAACAAATCCGAAACGCTCAACAAGTTTCTTTCGGAAAACGCTAAGAATATGACAATCAACACCGATACGGTCAATAAGATAAAAGATGCTTATAACGGATTAGAAGATAAAATCGAGCCTGATACTTTCGCTATGGAGTATGCGAGATTTTACAATCAAGGTGTCCGTGCGGTTGCATTTAAGAGCTTGAATAGCACGGTATCACAGTTACCGTACAATGTACAAGTATCGGCTTATGAAGACGGCTTAAATAAGTACACAACAGCACTCAAAGCTGGCAACGCTCTTTCAAAATTACAGCAGGAATGGAAAGAAAAAACAAACGGTTACGCTAAAGGTACGGTTGACACTTCCGCTCTTGAAGGTATCAAACTTAACGATGAACAGAAAGCATCTGTTAATTATATCTCAGGCTATGCTAATCACGGCTTGAATGTTAAATTTTATGCATCACGGACTGACGAAAACGGTGTGTATATAGACGATAACGGTGGTTATGACTCTTTGACTAATACCATAATGATTGATATTAACGCAAAGAAGGAAACCATCAACGATGTTATAAGTAAAGGTGCGATGATGTCAACTTTCGGTCACGAACTTTCCCACCTTGCTGAACACGCACCCACAGAGTATGCAGAGCTTTCAAAAGCTATTCAAGATGCCGTTGGTGCTGATACATTCAACGATGCAGTCGATAAGCATTATTCTATACTTGAAGAACGCAACAGCGATAAATGGCAAAAAATGTCAGATGATAAAAGACAAATTTATGCGACAAGAGAGGCTGTCGCTGAGTTTTCTTCCGACCTTGTTAATCAAAGCAAAATTCTCGAAAAAATGTCAAAAGAGAATCCT